CGTTGCTGAAGATCATGCGCAGCGCCACCGGCGTGGCGCCGTCGCTCGCCGCCAGCACCGGCGCCCACCAGCCGAGCGCCGGGTCATAGAACACGGGCAGCGTCACCTGCACAGGGGTGCGCGTGGTCGGGATCTGCTTCTGGATGGTGTCGGTGAGCGTGGTGATGTCGGCGAACTGCGGATCACCACCGCTGACGCTGAGGCCGGCGGTGATCTGAGAGATCGAAGTCCAGGCCGTGATGCGCCGCACGGTGCCCGTGCCCGTGCCCGTGGGATAGAACGCCGTGCTGGTGGTGTTGATGCCCTCGAACGTGATGTTGTCGGTGGCGACGTTGCTCACGCGCACGATGCGGCCGTTGAGGCGGTCCCAGCCCGAATTGACCTCGAGGAAGTCGCCCACGACGATGCCGTGGCCGCTTGCGATGGTGGCCACCGCCGCGGCGGCGTTGGTGATCGCCGTCATGTTGGACGCCGAGCCGTAGGTGCTTGCGATGGCGACCAGGGTGCCTGTTGAACGGGTGATGGCCATGGTGTGGCGCTCCTTTTCAGCTCAAGATGACGCCCGGCGCAGCCGGGGCGACGAAGTAGACGCACTGCAGCTGCAGCGTGATTCGGGTGACCGCGGCTTCGCCCTCGGTGGCGGCTTCGCGGTTGATGCCGGCGAGCTGCAGGCCGTGCGGCAGCGGCTCGGCAAAGAGCAGCGCCAGGCCGGCCTCGGCCAGCGTGTGCATGGCGTCGTCGGCGTCGGCCACGGCGCGCAGGGTGTACTGGGCATCGACCGCCAGCGTGTGGCGGTTGATCTGCTCGCCGATGGTGCTGATCTCGACCTGCTCGTCGGCCGCGAACAGGCGCACCGCGGGCAGCTCAGCCTCGGCCCAGGGCCAGAGGCGGCTGGTGCGCACGCCGCCGGTGCCCAGGGCCTGCGGCGCCAGGCGCGCGGCCAGAGCGTCGACCACTTGAGCAGCTGCCAGCGCCATGGCTCAGGCCCGGGCCAGCACCAGGCGCAGCAAGACGCCGTCTGGCGGCTCTTGCACCACTTGGCGCACGGTGTAGGTTTCGGAGCCCGCGACCAGCAGCTGCTGGCCCGGGGCCGGGCCCACCGCGGTGGTGGGCTCGAGCAGGAAGGTGGGCCGCTGCGTGAGGGTGTCGAACTCGTCGACGCTCTCCAGATCGAGAATGCCCCGCACCGCAACGCCCGCCAGCACCGCAGTGCTGGCGAATGCGTCGAAGTAGGCGCTGAGGTTCTCGCCCTGCATGGCCGCTGCCTGCTGCGCCTGCTGCTGATCAGGTGGTGAGCGCGTCGACCATGGCCGAGAAGCTCTCGGCACGGCGCACGGCGATGTCCACGTCTTGCAGCGTGACCACACGCACGGTGCCGGCGGTGCTGCCGGTGTAGGGGTCGACCATCAGGTCGAGGCCGCCCCACATGCCGATGATCAGGTCGGCGAAGTTGCCGAAGATGATGGCCGAGCACACAGCGCCCGAGCTGCCCTTCACCAGGTTGCTGGGCACCGCGTTGGTGACTTCGGCGCGGTAGCCGTTCAGCGGCGTGTTGCCGGCTTCCCACAGGAACTGCGCCGTGGACGAAGCCTTCTCCACCGTCTTGAGGCGGCCACGCACGCGGGCGTTGGTGAGGTAGCCCAGCGTGCCGATGTCGGCGTTGTCTTGCGCGACCTCGGTCTCCAGCGCCACGATGTTGGCGAACGACGGAACCGCGCCGTTCGTGCCACCTGCCACGGAGCCGATGCCCACGACGTTGAGGATGCCGCGCGGCTCAGCGCCCGAGCCCGAGCCGTTGATGCCGGCACGCTGCAGCTCGAGCGCCAGCACCGTGGCCAGGTCGCCACGCACGAAGGCCTCGACGTCCAGGCTCGACTGCAGCAGCAGCTTGCGGCTGATGTCGGTGAACGCGCCCATCGTCTTGGGCGACATCGTCACCTGATCGAAGGCCTGCTGGCTTTCGGTCGGGGCGGCGTTTTCTGCCACCCAGAAAGCACCGCCGGCGCCGGTGGCGCGCGGGATGGCGATGTTGCCCGACAGGCCCGTGAGCATCTGCGTGCCCATGCCCATGAGCACCATGCGGTTGCGCAGCAGCTCGATGAAGTCGCCGGCACGCAGATCGGTGGCCACGGTGTGGCCGCCCGCCGTCGAGGTGCCGACCAGCAGGTCGCGGCGCAGCACGTCGGTGGGCACCATGATGCCGCGCGAGGCCTTGCCCGACTTCTCGGCAGCGGTGCGGCCGACTTCGATCTCGAAGGCCGCCGCCTCTTGCGCGCTGCGGTGGCCGGGGTTGGCCAGGGCGTTGAGCGCGCGCACGAAGCTGAAGCGCTGCACTTCCTTCTGCGTGAGGCCGATGTCGGTGTTGGGCTTGGTGGCCTTGGCCAGGTGGGCCATGGCCTGGGCGCGGAACTCGTCGAGCGGGGTGCCCGCACGCACGGCGGCCTGGGCCAGCTTGTCCACGCCCTGGGCGCGGAACTCTTCGCCGATGGCGATGATGGTGTCGACGCGGCCGCGCTCGGCGGTGGCGCCCTGCTGCCGCTCGGCGGCGGCGTCGATGACTTGCTCGGACATGGTGGTCACTCCACGGGTGGCGGCCAGCGGTGCGCCGGCCTTGGGTTGGGTAGCGGGGCTGGCAGCACCAGCAGCTGCGGCTTCGGCACTGCGGCCGACACCGACGGTGGGATCGGCCGGCACGCTGACGAGCGAGACCTCGTAGGGCTCCCACGACTTCACGCGGTAGGTGCCGACACCGTCGTGCTCTTCTTCGAGCACGGCGTCGTGGATCACGTAGCCCACCGACACGTTGCGGCGGATGCCGTCGATCACGTCTTGGAAGACCTCATTGGCGCGCGCGCTTCTCCCGAAACGCACCACGGCGCGGGCCACCCGGTCCTTGCCGATCTGCACCTGTTCGATCACCCCGACCTGGTCGCGGCTGTCGTGATCCATCAGCAACGGGCCGCCCTTGGTGAGGCGGTCCATCTTGATGCTGCTGGCCTGGTGGTCGAGCACCTCGATGCCCCAGCCACGCTCGTATGGCTCTTCACTGCTGAAGGCCAGCGTGACGGTGCGCGCCTCTTGGTCGACCGCGGCGCGGTCGCCGCCGAGGCTTAGCGCGCGGGTTGCGCGTGTGCCGGGTGCGTAGCGGGTTTCGAGGGCTTGACCATCCATGCCTGGCATGCTCGCCAGACCCGGCGCGGCCGATAAGGCAAACGGCCGCGCTATCAGCCCAGCGCTCGGCAGTGGATCAGCGCCTCTTCCTCTTCGCGGTTGATGAACTCGCTGAAGTCAGGCGCAGGCGTGCTCAGCAGCGGCCGCCGGCGGCGCGGCAGGTTGGTGCCGCCGGCCATGGACGGCGGCGGCGGGGCGGGCACTGAGCGCGGCTGCAACAGCAGCAGGTAGTACAGCGGCAGCATGCGTGCTTAGAACAGCGGCAGTCGGTGCAGCTCGGTGCCCGTGCTGCGCAGCGCGTAGGCCCACTTCAGCGTGTCGGTGCCGTCGTAGTCCCGCACCCATACCTTCTTGCCCAGCAGCGCGGCGCCGTCGGGGTAGAGGTTGGTGCTCAGGGGCTCGAGGTAGTTGCCGCGCAGGGCAAACTTGAAGAAGCGGTTGGTGGCGTCCTTGCGGATGTAGAGGTATCGCCCGCTCCAGTCGGCCGACGAGCCGGTGGTGAATGTTTCGGTAGCTCCAGGGTAGGTGAGCGCCAGCCAAGCGCCAGCGCCAGCAGTACCCCCTGCAATGTCGAAGCGGTCGATCACGGCCGAAGCGCCACCGCGCAGGCTGTAGAGGTAGCGGCCGTCGAGGATGGCGTTCTCGTTGGCCCAGTTCGCGTCGCCCGTCTTGCCCACCCAGTTGAGGCTTGCACCCGTGCCGGGCGCAGCCGCTCGCGCCGTGGTCGGGGCCATCGTCGTCCAGGTGTTCGCGCTTCGGCTGTAGCGGTACATCGTCACCGCGTTGTTGCCGACGAGATACACAAAGTCCTGGTTGGCCTCGATGGCGTAGACGCTGGTGGCGTCGGGGTTCGTCGTCCACGTCGGCACGGTCAGCGTGGTGCCGGTGTTGCTGGAGATGTTGCGGATTTGGCCCCGGCCCGTGCCTGCGGTGATGCGAACTTGGAAGTTCGTCCACTGGTTCGCCGTCCAGGCCTTGCCGCTGTTGACCAGCGTCGTCGCCGTGCCCGACGTTGCCGTGCCGGTAGCGAACTGGCTGATGCCTGAACTAGCAACCATCGCGCCATCGGTGCCCCAAGTTGCTGGTAAACCAGTGATGGTGAGCGATGTCCATGTCGCGGTCAGCGGGTCGTAGCTGCGGAAGCTGCCCGCCGCCAGGGTGCCGGCGCCGAGCACGATGAACAGGCCGGTGTCCACGATGAAGGTGTCGGTGTTCACCACCGCGGAGCCCAGCGCCGCGAACTGGATGGTGCTGGTGCCGCCCGGCACGATGATGGCGCCCGTGATCGTGGCTTCCACGCCGGCATTGGCGCCGGTCAGGAACCGCACGGTGCGGCCGATGCACAGGCCGGTGATGGTGGCCGTGGTCGTGGCCGTCGTGGTGCTGCCGCCGTTGGCCGTGACCGTGTTGCTCCACCGATAAGCCGTGCCGCAAGCGCCAGCGCCGAAGGTGCCGGCCAGCGCCGGGCTGGCGATCTGCACCCAGGCGTCTTCGTCGTGGTGGTACAGGTAGGCCAGGGTGTTGCTGACGACGTACAGCGCTAGGTTGTCCACGTCGTTGGGGTCGTAGGCGATGAAGGCTGCGGCCACCGTTGCGGCTGGCGCGGGCGTCATGAACTGCCACTCTTTGCGGTGCAGCAGGGGTTTGTTGTTCTGCGTTGCCATGTCTTAGCCCACCATGCGGTCGATGTTGGAAGCCGCCGCGAGGTTCATCAGCGCGGGGATCTGAGGGGTAGCCTGCAGACCGCCGATCGCGGTCTGGTTGGCCACGTTGCCGACCGTTGTAACGGTCGTCACGGTGGTGACGGTGCCCACCGTGGTGATCGTGGTGATAGTGCCGCCTTGCGACTGGATGCGCAGCGAGCCATCGACGCCGCGGGCCGACATCAGCGGCGCCAGCGCCTGCAGGATGTTGCCCAGCAGGGCCTCGTCCTCGCTCGACAGCGTGAACGACACGGAGCCCTCGCGGTCTTTCTGGCCCAGCGCCGGCAGCTTGGCGCTCAGCGCCGCCAGCGTGGCATCGTCAGCCGCCTTGAACGGCGCACCCGTGCCCGGGTCGGACGGCAGATAGGCCCCGTGATGCTCGCCGCCGATCAGATGCGTGGCCAGCGGCACCAGCGCATCGTTGGCGTCTTTGGCCGGAATGTTTGACATGGCTTAGACCTCGGTGGTGGTGCTGCTGCTGATGCGGCCAGCGCTGTCGCGCTCGATGCGCGTGGTACTGGTGCGGGCCGGCATCTCCAGCGCCACGTTGATGGCCGGCGCCGGCATCTGCGCCTCGAGGTTGACCTGCGGCGCGGCCACGTCCACCTGCACGGCGGCGGGCTGCACTTCGTTGACCACCGTCACCGAGGCCGGCGCCACGTTGACCACCGGCGCGGCCACGTTGATCACCGGCGCAGGGGCCGGCGCCTCGACGCGCAGCGCGAGCTCGACTGTCTTGCCTTCGGCCACGTAGCCGCGCGTCATGCGCATGGCGTTCTCCACGTCGGGGTTGCCGGCCACGGCCGGCTGGGCAGCGCGCCGGCGGGCGGCGGGCTGGTCGTCTTCGGGGTCGTCGGCGTCGTCGTCATCGCCCTGCTCGGCGCCGTCGCCTGGCGATGGCCGCGACGGCCGCGGGGTGGACGCCGCGGCGGGCCGCAGGCTGACGCCGAACTCGGCCGCCAGCTGCTGCTCGCGCTGCTTGGTGGCGAGCACGTCTTCGATGTCGACGCCGTTGCGGGCGTTGTAGTCGGTGACGGTGCCCAGGCCGTTGTCGATGGCCATGATGGCGGCCTGCACGTCTTTGAGCGGGTCGACCCAGCCCCAGCGGCGCGGCATCCACAGGTGCTGCTCGAACTTGGAGCGCTTGGCCAGCGGCAGCGCGCTCTCGCCGTTGCGGCTGATCTGGGTGATGGCGCCCGCCGCCAGGGCGTAGCGCAGCCACTGATCGAAGATGGGGTCGACGATCTGCTCGATGAACCAGTCCTGCAGCACCATCCACTCGTCGCGCTCTTCGAGCACGCCGCTGCGGATGCTGGAGAAGTTCACGCCCTCCAGATCGCTGGCCAGGCTGTTGTAGCTGACGCCCAGGCCGCTGGAGATGCCGCGCAGCGTGGCCTTGCTGAAGGCGTCGAACTGGTCGTGCGGGTAGGCGGGGTCGAAGGTCTCGAAGCCCACACCCGGCGGCAGCACGCCGAACTGGCCCGGCTCGGCGTTGGTGTAGGGCACGCCGTCGCTGGTTTTGCCGTCTTGCGGGATCTGGTCGGGCTCGGGGGTGGTGAAGAACCCCATCTTGCTGGCACCGATGCGGGCGGCGATGACGGCGGCCTCGCGGTAGCCGCCCAGGTCATTGAGGCGGCGCATGGCGGCGTGGGCCCAGGGCACGCCGCGCGTCTGCTCGGGCTCGAGCGGCAGGAAGACGTGCACGATCTGGTCGGCGGGCACGCGCTCGCGGTCGAGCGGGCCGGCCTGCACGCCGGTGGTGCCGGGCAGTTTGCGCAGCAGGTGGTAGGCCAGCGGGCGGTGGTCGGCGTCGACCTCGATGCCCATGATGATGGCGTTGCGGCCGGCGCCCACGTCGACGTTGTACCGGGTGTCGATGCGCTCGACGTCGAGCACCTGGATCTGCAGGCCGTAGGTGCCGCGGCCCGGGCGCAGGCGGATGAGCGCTTCGCCGTCGCGCGGCAGGTCGGTGGCCACGGCGCGCATCAGGCTCCAGAAGCCCTGGCGGCCGGCCACGTCGCAGTTGCTCGGTTTGCACCAGCGGCCGAAGTGCAGCTCCACGGCGGCGGCGGCCAGGCGGTCGAGCTGCTGGCCGTCCATCGGGCGGCTCTGCAGCACCATGCGCTGGCCGACCACGTTGTTGCGCACCATGCGCAGGAACTTGGCCATGTACTCGTTGTTTTTGGCCAGGTCGCGGCTGCGGCGGCGCAGGCGGTCCAGATCGCTCTTGAGCTCGT